CAGGCACATCCATGATGCCCAGGCTCCAGATGATGTACTCCCTTGTGCGCTTTAACTTGACTGCAATCTCTCCGGCAGAATAGCCATCATCATACAGCCCTGCCGCCGCTATCATCGTGTTGGTAATGCGGACTTCTGACTTAGGCCTCGGCATAATACGCCTCCTTACTGTCCATGTACTCGATTACGCAGATACCAGTCTCCGCCTTACATGCTGCCTTTAAGGCATCCGCATCATTGCCAAATTCCTCCCGGATGCCAGCGATCTGGCTGACTATCCGTGGAAGTCTCTTGTCACCTCCGAAGCCACAACGCCGGTACAGTGACAGGAGGATGCAGGCTGTGACATTGGGAGGAATCCATCTCAACTGTTTCTGCCTCATGTACAGGAACTGTTCTTTTGTCATCCGGCCATCAAACTTATCAATGCCGGAATTGAGGAAAGCCAAATCATGCCATGACTTACCGTCACCGCACTGGACTTCAATGCCGGTCTCCTCCTCAAGCATCTGGGGCATACTTTTGAGATTTGTGCCCGCACATTCATGCCAGACCTCTCCAGTCATGTCCATCAGCCCTTTGATGCGTTCCAAGCGCCATCCCCAATAACGGTAAAGGGCTAATGCCGTAGCACTGTAGATGATGCCGACCTCCTCATTAAGTTTCTTGTCAAGGATGGCGGCAGAGCGGGCAATTGAGTTATGTTTCTTCCGTTTCCGTGCCATCACTGTGCTCCTTTCCATCCTTCAGCGTGTCGATAAGCCCATCGAGCACATCCGATATCTCTTCGATTGCTTCTCTCTTTCCGATCATGTACATCATCATGCCCGTTGCCAGATTGGTGATAATGATTGTCACCATCCATATGACAAAGTCCTTCATTCCTCCTTGTGCTCCTTTCTCCATTCCTCGATGTATGTCAGCTGTGCCCAGTCATCCATGTACTGGTCTTCTTCTGTATGAGTTGCCACAAGGACTCCATAGAGAAATACCAGGATGACTGCGGCGGCCATTAAGACAAAAGCTATTATCATTCCGTGTCCTCCGTATATGAATCCCACGCCAACACCATGCCTTCCTCAAACACGTGCCCATCATCAGCCATAAACCGGTTGTCCCCAATGTAATACAGCTGACTCGGAACAGGCGTGTTAAGGCCGAACAGCTTGCAAGCGTAAATCTCAAAGTTGTCATCCCACCATGTACGAATCTCATAATTGTTCATACCTGGGTCAATCAGCTTCCAGCCGTTCTTGGTCTGTTCCGGCTCAGGCGGCCACTGGTCATTCTCTGTTAGCTTCCAGTCAAATCTAACCATCTACTGCCTCCTTCAACGCATTGCCCTGTGGTGTCGGATGCAACATCCTCCACTCTGCTTCCAGCGCTTCCATCCTGCCAGCCATAAGCAAGCGGCCATAATCACCATGCCTATCTGCAAACTGCCCGGCCAAGTCAATGACACGCTTCCAGTAGTCATCCCGGTGGCCGAATTTGGGGAGAACTGCTTCCCATTGCTCAAACATGGCACTAGCCGCAGACCTGATCTGCTGCGCATCAGCTGGTATTCGTTGTAATGCTTCATTCATCATCATTCCTTTTTTCTACGTACTAAAAATCTACCGTTGATACCGTTGATACCGTTGATACATCAACGGTGCCATCAACGGTACTCCCTAAACAACGGTAAACGCTTTTATATAGAGAGTACCGTTACTATTTGGCTTATCTAAGCCATTCTTGTGGTATCGGCAACGGTAAGTCTTCATCTTCATCAACGGTATCAACGGTTGAATGATATATTTTATAAGTGCTTCCCCCGGTACCGTTGAAAATCCTTTCAACTATCAGCCCATCTTCAGCAGAAAACAGGGCCATGTGTTTGCATAAAAACCCGCCGACCGTTTTTGCACTTTCGACAATAGGACAGTTTGCCTTCACGCTTAACTGGATCAGGTCACCACAGCGCCCCCTCCAGGAAGTGTGCCCATCCATTATCTTTACGACTGAGCGCCGGATGTCTGAGCTTCTGTATTCCTCCAGCCGTTCCGCTTGCTCCCGATCTGCTGAATTAACGCCCTCAACGATTGACCATTTAGCATGATCCAATTTGACATTCAACTCCGGCAGGCCATCAATGGTCTTGCCTTTAACTGAGATATGTATTGGGTCATCTTTCCGCTTTCGGAACATGACCATCATCTGAGTAGCAGCGCCCTGTAGGCCGGTACTGCCTAGGATGTTGCTGAATGGATCATCTGGATCCACGGACTTCCTGTCATGGCAAACCAAAATAATTGATATATGATGTTTCTGAGCCAGCTCATTCAGCGGCGTTATGTCCCGGTAGGCGTGTTCGTATTCAGATTCTTTCATGCTCTTTGCAGGAGACCTGACAATCTGAAAGACATCAATCACAACGATCCCGATATTAGGATCCTCTTCCAGATATGCTTCTATCTGTTCAATGAATCCGTTTTCAAGTGAATCCGTTTCGGTCTCCAGATAGAAATTCCTTGGTACTGCTTCTCCTTGCAGGACTTTCCGAAGTCTTTTCTGCTGCAGCTGTTCCGATGTCTCCAAGTCGAGGTAAAGCGTTGAGCATTGATTGGTCTGATATCCAAGGAAGTCTTCTCCCTTTGCCACAGCAATGCACATGCTGAGAGCCAGCCAGGATTTACCCAACTTAGGCTTGGCCGACAGGATGCAGGTCCCCTCTACCAACAGCGGGAGCTCACTTCCCACCCCGATCAATACTTTTGGCTCCGGCAGGTCTTTCTCCATCAATGCTTCAGCAGTCTTCAGCTTGCGGATATTGCGCTTTTTCTTAGCCCCCGCCGACTTTTGGACTTCTGGTGGATGCTGTGCCTCCTCTGCTTCTTTGCGCTTGAGGTGCTCAAGATATCCCATGTCGATGCGCTCATCGTCAAGATCATCTTTCTGATCATAGGCATCTGGCTCAAACTTCAGCCGAACATCCTGCCATTTGTATTGACAGCAGCTGTCGTGATGGCACTTGAAAGCAATGGCCCCGTTGTGGTATGAAAATATTTTTGCATCACCATCTCTGTGACTGGAGTTGAACGGGCATTCATCCAGCTCATAGATATCAGCTCTGTCGTTAGATCTCTCCCGGCAAACAGTCAGGCCATGACTGAGCATGAAACTCCGCAAGTCAAATGTTTGTTGCTGTAATCCCCCGCCCGGCCTTCTGTCTGGCTTAGCCTCATCACTTGGAAGCTCTGCCGCAAGTCTTTGCAGGATTTCTTCCTGCGTTTGCTGGATTTCATCCGGCACGGACAGGATCCGGCTCATGCGGTGCGGCCTCTTCTGAGTTGACCGGCCCTTCTGAGCCATGGTCCCATGAAGCTTGCAGATCCGGCTTGGATTGCTGTTGGTGGTGTCTATCTTCACCTTGTCATTGCTGAACATATCAGCCAGGACTTTCAAGCAGCGCTCGATTATGCCAACATTCTCTTTGGTATTTGGGAGAGAAATCCTATACAGCAGATGTATGCCATTGCCCGACATGGCCCGAACCGGCTCACAGAATCCTATCTGAGCAAGATAGGCAGCAACCTTATCAGCCATGTCAAAAGCAAATTGCAATTCTTCATCACTGGATGAAATGCCCACCGTCCGCACTGGATCCAAGTCAACGAACAGCCAGCGATAAGCAATTATGTCGTTGTCGCTTGTCGTTTGCATGGACTTATCAAAGTGTTCGCTTTGTGACCTCGCAAAACAGTCCTCGTTGACCTGGCCCAGTGTGATGTAGGCATTCCGCTTTCTCATGTCGATGGAGTCAAAAGCATTCAGCAGGGTATCAGCATCCCGGAAGTAGCCGCTGAGGATGTCCTTTTTTGATGTGCCGATGGCCCGCACTTCAAAGATGTTTCCATCTCCTTGCAGGACCTTTATGGCCTTGCTGACTTCCTCAGCGTTAATGTATTCCTTCCATCGCATCTTCCTACCTCGTTAGAACGGAATCTCCTCCTCGTCTGCGCTTGTCATGTTGTTGACATAGCTGTTGACTGAGTTGGTGTTATCATTTGCCGGAGCAGAAGGAACAGCAGGGCCGGTCCCGTTCAGATATTTGGGCTTAGGGATGCTCTGATCCTTTACCTTGTCCCAGGAGCAGAACCACCGGAGGGAGTGCCTCATGGTGATTTTGCCATCATACTCGTTTTCTTCTTCACCGTAGACCGCGCCGATCCGCTTGTTTTTGAACTGAGCGCCCCAGTTGCTATCGGTCCACTGGACCTCACAGTTATTGGAATGCTCAAAGCTCTTGCAGAACCGCTTGAAGTCGGTGCTAGTCTTGTTGGGATCGTTGTAGTCCTGTACGTTGATGTACTTGCTTCCGTTAAATGGCCACTTCTTATCTTCCCGGTCATCATTCTTAAAAGCGGTGGAATGATATTTAGCCTGCTTGTCGTTGTCGGCAAAGTCGATCAGAACAACAATCATAGGCTTGCCGTTCTTATTGGTCATCTCTGTGACCTGTTTAATGATGGCATAATGGCCGCCCAGCTCTACCGGTGTAAATTCTCCCGTCCTGGCTTCATCGTATCCGTTGGGTTTCAGCATTGATTAGTCCTCCTTAAAATCGTTGTATGCTTGCAGGTATTTCTCTACCTTGTTAACATAGTTACCGGCATAGTATTCGATGGTGCTCATGTTCATTTCTTCTTCATGTCTGAAATCCATCAGCATGTTCATAAGCATTTCTTTCATGCTATCCTTAATTACCTTTTTCAAGTTTGGAAACCTCCTCCATTAAAATATTGATATTTGGATTCTCGATGTAATGCCGGTGGAATGATTCCGGCGTGTGGTCAAATGGGCCTTTCTTTCGGCCCGCTTCCTGCCTCAGAGGATTGCCGCCTCTTACTTTGGGGCCGTAGTATTCATCCAGGAACTCCTCGACAGATAAGCCCCGGCTCTCAGCTTCAAAGAACAGCTCATAACGCTTGTTCCGTATGAATAACGAAACATCGTAAGGATCAATCTTTGGATGCCTAGTTAAATTCATATCTCGGAAATAATCATCTAGGAGTTGGCGGCAGACATCCCGGCTGCATAAGTTGGCATCTGTCTCATTTCTGCTGATCAGACGATCCTGCTGCCAGTACATGTGACAGAGCTGGGCTGTGTCTTCCAGGCTGAAGACATCCCAGTGCCCTGTTTCCTTGCCCTTCCAGAATTGCTGTTTGTGCCAGCTTTCGTGAAACTCTTTGTGGCAAGGGATACACATTGTGATTACATCTCTCATGCGCTCATTGCCGAGCCTTGTGTAATGCAGGTGATGTGTCTGGAATACTTCGCCATGCAGGTCCTTGTGACAGATAACGCAGCGGCCTCCGTCAAATTCAAATCTTGCCCATCTGACCTTTTGCCAGTGCGGATGCCGTTGGATGTATTCTCCGTAATCTATGACGGATCCGTCCGGCAGATAAGCAAGTCCCAATTATTCACCTCCCTCTAATCCGTAATATGCCCGGATTGCATCATCTACGGCCTTTAAGTCATTCGGGATCTCGACTGCCGGGAACATCTCCTCTGGAGCCTTTGCCGTGCTGATCTCATCGGCCTGTGTGTAAAATTTATGATCCTGACAATAGATGACGATGTCGAAACAGCCCTCAAGTGTCAGTTTTTCATCCAGCATCTTGCCGATTGTCTTTGCCTTTTCCCTGCCATCAATGCCGGTGTCAGTGTGGTGCAGGAAATAGACTATTTTGCTGTTGTCATCCAGATCGTTGATGAAATGGATCAGATTTCTGAAGTTAACAGCCATGTCAGTGAATTTGTCATAGGTCTTTTCTTTTGCCCTGTCGAACAGCTCATTAACCAGAAGATACTGAGAGTCATCAATAACAATGCTCTTTGCTTTTGCGCAGCGGATAATCTGCTGGATCCAGGAATACCTTGCAATGGATACCTTTGCTGCAGAGTTGCAGGACTGGTCATTTTCAAACCTGGGGATCCTCGTTGTTTTAATCTCCGTCTTGAAAGGCAGCCGCCCTTTTTCAACACTGATCACGCCGACCCTCTCAGGGCATTCATTGAAGCCCTTAAGGCTGTATGTCTTGCCGGATCCAGATCGGCCCATGATAAAAACAGGAATTGCCATTACTGTCCCCCCTCTACTTCAAACATCTCAATTGATACGCTTTTGCTGTCTGCCGGCAGCAGGATGAAGCCGCCGCTCTCCAGATCGAGGCCAACATAGTATTCGCCGCCGTTAACGCTGTGAGCACTGGCAACAAATGGATATTTCTTGTCTTTGAAAAGAACGTATTTGATTTTCATTACCCTTTCTCCTCTTCTGTGTCTTCCGGTTCCTCAACCGAAATGATGATTGCATCACCGGGCCGCTGGAGAGCAGATGCAGCGACCCCCTGCAGCACGGATACCATCTGGTGAAACTTGTCAAATTTGAGTGTGATTTCCGAGGGATAAGCCCGGACCCCGTCATACTGTCTGATTGTTGCTAAAATCATTTGTTCCTACCTTTCTCCCAGTGCTATACTGGGTATGAATATTTACCTTTGCCCTTGCAGGTCTCCTATCACCTGTGAGGGCTTTTTTGTGCGATTGAGCGGATGCGCATGGAACGCATTTGTTCCAGGGCAATAATTTGATTGTGCTTGGAGTGAAATTCCTCAAGCCAGCGTGTGTTGTCGGAAACAAAGCGTTGATACCGCTCACAATCCGTATGGCATCCCCCGTAACGGCTTGCGCAGTCCTTACAGGGGGCCGCAGGTTTCCTCATGCCTTGCGGAGGTTGGTGCGGTCTGCCCAATCCCTCCAAGCACGTCTGTAGGCTCTTTCGGCCTGTTCTCTGCGCTTCTTTTCAAGCCGCTCTGCAATG